GTTCCGTTTGTTGTTTGGTTTTGATAATTATCTGTATGAAAAAAATCATTTGATATAGGAAAGACCACTCTATTTATATCATATACTGACTTAACTTTGTGTATTAGTTTTTTAGCTACATTAATAAATCTAACAGCTCTAGTTCCAGGATCATTATCACCATCTACATATCTTTTTGCTAAATGAAAATCTGAAAGGGATAACTCAATATCTATAAGATCTTTATTTTTATTTCTTTCTGGTGCAAGTATTGGAACGTAACTTGACTTATAGTTTTCTAAGAACTGTTTAAAGTCTTCTGGTGTGTAATCTTTAGGTTGCTTTCTTTTAGAAAATACCGAAGATGTAAACTTTCCACTAGGGAGTAATTTAGACCAGTAATTTGTAATTATATATTTAGTTAAATCTATTTTATGAAGTGCTGCTAAATCTAATTCATTCTTTGGTTCAAAGTCTAAAGTAACAGTACTCTCTAATGTACCTTTTTCATTATTTACTTTTTTTATAAATTCAACTTCTTCACTAAGTTTACCTGCATCTTTTATAAATGTTTCTGCTGAGTCTTTATTCTCTTTTTTTATATCCTTTATAAGTTCATTTACTTCATCTTCTGTAATTTGTAACTTCTCAGCATAAAACTTTTTACTTTTCTTCCAAGCTAACATTGACTTTAACTGTATGAGTAAATCTTCAGAGTGTGACATAGGGTGTGGGTTTAGTTAAATATGGTAAAGATATGGAATTTATTTTGGATATTACAAATAAATTTACTAAGGATGGTTATTCTTTATAACTAATTTGGTTATAAATAAAAAACTCCCAGGGCTATTACACCCCAGGAGAAGCCTTGTAAAACCAACAAAACAAGACTTTTTATTATTGAGGATCTACTATTATTTCTACAGATGTTTTACAACTTCCAAAAGATACTACTCTAATAATATTTGTATCATCAGGTACTTTATCTGTTGGGTATCCTGATAGTAACTGTGTTCTAGTTATGTTTTGTTCAAAGGGTGCTGTAAACTCATTTACATCTGAGTATATGTAAAAAGGTCCTGTATCTACACCTAGTGTTCCAAATTGTATTGCTCCTGTCATCTTTTATGTTATTATTGCTTGTTCAAAATTACTACATGCAAGGTTTGAATTTTGAACCCTAATCGAAGTAGTTCCAGAAGGAAGAGGTGTTAGATATCCAAAGGGGGATGTCAATATTGCTATTGAAATACCTGTTGCAAAAGGTGTTACAAAACTATCTGCATTTGAATAAATATCCACAGGTCCAGAACATACTCCTGCTGAGGTTAATCTAATTATTGCATTTGCTGCCATATTATTATTTTATTTAAAAACACAGTGCTATATTAGAAAGTATATATCCATTACTATCTACTCTAGCACTGTATCTTGATGCGTTTGTATTAAGTTGTATTTTATAATACTGTCCATTACCTACAAATGGATTATTTCCTAAAGAGTCATTAAATATTCTATCACCTACACTAATATTGTTTATTGCTGCATGTTGTATATAACAAATAGAATCTAGAAGTAAAGAACAATCAGAAGTTATAGGAGAAGTGTTACTAGATATTGCTCCTGGATCAATAGTACCACTACTAGGTGTAGTACTTGTTGTTGTAGTCACTGGTACTATATAAGTTGCAGTAAGGCCATTTAAGCTACAATCACATGTGGTGGTTGTAGTAGTAGTACTACTTGTACTAGATGTAGTTGTTGTACTTGTACTTGAAGAACTTGTAGTAGTAGTTGTTGATGGAACTACTATTACACTATCAAATACAAAGAGTTGATTAGTTGGTTCCATTACATAAGATTGAAAGAGTGGAGTTATCAATTCATCAGTACAAGGATTGCATATATCATTTGGTTGATAAAGAACTCCATTTTGTGCTATCTTATTTCCAAACTCATGAGATCCTGATTTTAAGTTACTCACAGTTGCCTGTACAATAGCTCCAGCTTGAATAAGTAATTGACCAGATTGTGTAGTATTACCTACACTTATTGTAGAATCTACAACAGGTAGTCCGTCTACAAATAGTTTAAGATTTACAGTTCCTATAGTTGTTGGCGTATTAGTCTGTAATACCCAATCAAATTTATAAGGAGGAGGAAGTGTTGTAGAAGTTGTTGTTGTTGAACTAGTTGATGTAGTAGTAGATGTACTACTAGTACTTGTAGTTGTTGTACTACTAGATGATGTTGTTGTAGTAGTTGGGCAATTAGTTGGTATGTCAATACAATTTTCACAGTCACCTACAGAGCAAACTCTAATAATAGTTGCACCTAGAGGAAGTTCTACAACATAACCAGACTCTAATTCTGTAGCTGGTACTTGTGTCTCGAAAGGAGAAGTATACCCATCTTCATCTGAAAATAAATCAAATGGTCCAGCAATGCCAGACGGAGGGATAGTTATGGTTATTTGTATTAACATATCTTATAGTGTTGTGTTTGTTTTATTGTAATAAAATATCTACGTAATTAATGCACATCCCATTAGCTTTAACTCTCACTGTAGTTGAGTAATCTGGTACAACAGAGCTAGTGTATCCACTTAATAATAATGTTCTAGACACACCTGTTTCAAAAGGAATATCAAAATTATCTTTATTTGAATACAACTCAAAGTTATCAGCACTGATGCCTGCAGTAGTTAATGTTAAAAGTACAGTCATAATTATGAACAGCAGTTATTGTTAATGTTTGTTATTTGGTTATTTATATCAATTATTTGTGCTTTCATTGCAGCAATTTCTTGAGTATTTGTAACTTGTTGAACTTGTAATGCACAAAGAAGTTGATCAATTTTAGATAATGCAACATTTAATGTGTCACATGCTTCTATATTTGTACATGGAGTTGTAGGTCCATCATACACAACTGTGCTTGATAAAGGACCTTTTGTTCCACAAGAGTTTGAGGAGCAGTTGCAATTTGAAGTACATCCACAAGGACTATTTAGAACTACATCAGTGCAGCAAGGGTTTACAGGTAAGTATGCCATTTTGTTTTATTTTAAGGTATGTAAATTATATAATATGCTCCATATCCAGGTTGCCAGTTGCTATGACCTTGTCCACCACCTGTGTCTGCTAACGATACACCAACACTTAGTGTCTGAGTAACTTCACTTGTTAATCCATTTGTAGCTGGAGATGATGTTCCTCTCATTGCGTATCCTAAATTACCACCAGTTGAATAAGCTTGTCTTACTTGTTGGTCAGGTTGAACTGGATCTTGAGTGTTAGCAGTACCCATTGAAACCATCTTATGACTGTGAGTACTTGGAGTAAGACTAGAGGTTACAGTTGAAGCATGTGTATGTGGAGGTATTTGAGACGTTGTTAATATTGCTCTGTAATCTCCACTAGTAGTACCTAAACTCCATTCTGGAACTTGTCCAAGAACTGGAACTACAGCTGGATCAAGACCACCTCCTCCAGGCATTCCAGTAGTAGACGCTACAACAACTCTTCCCCTAAGGTCTGGAGTTCCATTAGCACCATTACATAAAAATATTCTATCCCATTCACCTATACCAGCACCTGATCCATCAAAATTACCTAGACTTCCAAAGTAAGGGGTAGCAGAAAACGGAACCATTCTGTTACTAATTGCAGCTTGTTGTGGGTTACCATTTAAATAGTTTTCAATGTACGTATTTATATCTGAAATTGCAACAAAAGTATTATCTGCATATGTGATAAAATTATTTAATTGAGTTTGTAGATTACACACATAATTTATAACAGCTTGAAGAACAGCCTGAGTATCTGTACTTGTAGTAGGTTCATCAGTAAGACCTGGAACTGAAATACAACCTAACACATATGGCTCACTAGGTATTTCTTCTTGAATAACACCTATAGTTGCTTCTACTTGACACAATGATTGAATTATAGCCTCTAAGTAATTATTTAAAGATAGGGGATTACAATCATCTAAATTACTTTCAACAGTTGGACATATTATCGCTGGTGGAATTACAGGAAATATTCCTGTTCCATCAAGAGTTGATGATAAATAAGTTATTAGAGATTGTTCTACAAACGATAGAGAGTCTCCATGTTTTATTCCTAAGACAGGGACATCTACCCCTGTATATTTAACGCATTTGTCTGAAGATACTTCAGTACATCCGTTATAGCAATTTGAGCAGTTATTTGACATGATATTTTATATTTTATATTTTAAGGTGTACAAGAGTTATTTAATGTATTGGTTAATCCTGCTTGGTAATATGTTTTACCAGCACAGATTTGAGTTCTGAAATTACTTCCTCCAAGTTCTGTTATATATTCCATAGTATTTGTTTTAACAGTGTATTGATTTGCAGCTGCAGCATCCCACCATTGAATTCCTAGTTGTTCAGCAATTCTATCTATTCTGCAAAGATAAAATACTGTACTACATGAATCTACTCCTGGTGTACCACTACAACATGCATTACCTTGGTCTGCTACAGGCATTGATCCTATAATACAGTTACCAGCAAAAAGTAGGCCTATTAATTTCTTAACACTACCAAATTCAGCATATACAGCAGAACCTGAGTCTCCTTGAAGTCCTGGGTTAAAGCATCCTGGTTGTTGAGATGTACCATCATTATCACTTGGTCGAATTACAGAAATAATATCATTATAACCTACAGGTCCGAGCGAAGTTCCTACATTTGGTAAATTTACAGATCCTGCATTTACTCTTAGAAAACCACAGATTCCTTTACCTCTAGCTCCTGAAGTTCTTCCTGATGACCAAACATCTGGATTTGTATTAAATATATCATCTAACTCAGCTGTTGTAGCAAATGGAGGGTTTTGATTTGTTATTACACTTTCAAGACCTATAGGTACCCAAGATGCATACTCTCCAGTACTAGGATTATTTACATTTTCAATATCTGTCCAATTTACAGAATATATTGCAGCATCCGCTTGATTAACAAATCCTGAAGAAGCCAAGTAGATTGGAGCATATCTTAAACTTATCCCCACTTCATTAACAGGTTGAGTATAACCACCAGCTGACTCTGTAGCTTGATATATTCTATTTATTGGATCGTAATCATTTTCTACAGTAATTGCAGCTAAATTTCTACCACTTGTGTATGTAGCATTTTCTATACTTACATGATTATTAGTAAGTGCTACTATAGCTCCTGATGCTACATCTTGTACAAATGTTCCTAATGTACCAACACTTGGATAATTGTTTGTAGAAGCCATTGTTATTCCTCCTCTTAGAGGTCTAGTAAATTGTCTGTTAGTAAATTGTCCAGAGTTAGATCCACTCCACCCTCCACAAGTTGTACAACTAAAAAGTTGAACTGGAGACTGTTGTATTATATCTATCTTAATAACTGTATCACCTACAGTAACTTCACTTGGTATCATTTCATCAGAAGATAACTCTTCAATTGGTTTCTTTTCAGTAACTCCAATTACAATAGCAGAATCTCCTGTAACTTTACCAGCAGAAACCTTTTGACCTAGTCCAACGGAAACAATAGTAGTGTTACCTTTTGCAAAGGTTTTTGCTACATCATCTATTTTATCTTTTATTTCTTTTGTTAGTTTCATAATATTATGAGTTTAATTCTGATTCAAACCATGTCCAAATTGTCTTGGCTCCTGATGGGTTAGGTGTAGTACTACTAGTTGTTGTTGTTGTACCAAGTATAGCAAATCCATCATTTGTTCTACATGACGGTAAACTTCCTGAACTTCCACCATCATATTCTGGTGAATCTGATACTTGTTCCCAAACATGTGTTTGAAGATTACATCTAAATAAGCTTACAACATTAGCAGGTGATTTTAAAGTCTGATATAAGTAATCATCAACTACAGCCATGTCACCAGCACCATTAGGATTAGTCATTAGAGATTCTGGTCCTAGAATTTCCACTTCAAAATTACCTGTATCATAATCAAATTGAGCCAGAGTAAATGGTTCATCAATACTTCCTAAACCTTTTTGTGCTATAAATTTATTTGGTGTTCCATCTTCTTTTAAAGTAACTACATGTTCGCCATAACCATTGAATGGAT